GGCGATCCCGGTGTAGCGGATCACCATGCCGCCTGTGCGCACCCAGCCGCCGGGATTGGGGCCGGTGAGGATCGCGTCGGCCTCGAAGGGGACGGTACTGGAGACCACGAGCGCGGTCGCGCCGACATTGACCTGCCCCTCGTCCTTGATGCCGCTCCCGTCGCTCGTCGGAGGCGCCACACCTAATGAGGCATCGGCCGTGACATCCCCGTACTCGGTCGCGGTGTTATTGCCGATCGTCGTCAGCAGTTTCAGGGCGCTCCCGTTCGCGGTCGTCCGATAGAGTTTTCGCGAGGTCACGCCCGGTGCTTTCGAGATCGGGATCTTGCGGACCGCGACCGATCCAAATCCACTCTGCGCGAACACGTACCCGCCACTCCCCCAACCGCACGCGCATTGATAGACGTACCCGGTACTCCCGTTATAAAACCCGTCACCTGACATCGGTTGCCACGTGGTCATCCCGACGTTATCGATCCGGTAAATCGTGACGTTTTGCGTGGGCGCGGCGGGCCCGTTCGGTTCGAGCACGGGATAGTAAAAGGCGCTCGACCCATCGGGCGCCGTGTAGTACGACCGCGGCCCGATATAGACCTCCCAATCATTGCCGTCCCAGTTATAGACCGGACTCGTGGGACTCTGCGGGCCATACGCGTTCCCGCGGTACTGGATTTGCGTCGAGTACCGCATCTGATTCGCGCCCGGAGATAAGGCCCCGGGTGGATACGATCCGGCGCCGCGCGAGCGCGCCGACGGCGCCGGCGGCGTGGCGGGGCTGAAGGATTGAATCGTGATCGACGCGACGGGACTCGGGAGCGTTTCGCCGGTCGCGGTCACGAACGAGGCCGCATAGCCGTAGGTCGCGCCGACCGTATGCGAGCTGCCGCCCTGCGGTTCAGGCGAGGGCGCCGCGCTGGGCGCATTCCCGGTCCCGACCAGGGCGCCGGTCGCGCCCGTGCCGCGCACCCCCGCATAGCTGACGCGCTGCGCGTTGATCTCGACGATCCCGCCCGTCGGGCTGTACCACGATTGCGGCTCGTCGCCTTCCTCGACCGGGATCTCGACCTGGCCGGCCGGCAAGTCGAGCGACACGCCGACGCCGCCGCCGCGGCCGATCACGCGCGTGACGACCTGCGAGAGATCCTCGCGCAGCTGATGGTTCCGCGAGGTGCGCGGCTGCGCGTCGGTGATTGGCGCCGCGGTCTCGGTCTCGGTCAGGAACACATGCAGATCGCCGGCGTAGTCGAGATACCAATACCCGCCGATGCGCCGGCAGATCTCGGTCAGGCAGGCCGGCACCTGCTCATTGGTGAAGGTGATCGCGTCAATGGTCGGCAGGCCGGACGCCACGTTCCGCGTGGTGACGGTGCGGGTGTACCGCGCCACCAGGTCCAGTACGATCGCCGTCGCCGATTGATTGGTGTAGGTCGTGAGCACGAGCTGCCGCTGCAAGAGCCACGTCGGATCGACGCAGCGCAGGTCATAGGCGACGTTCTGTTTGACGTCCTCGTAGACGAGCGTCGTCTCGAGGATGCGCCCGCCGAACAGCGCGTTCCGTGGATCGGTCGCGTCACCGCTGAACACCTGCAGCACCTGGCCGGCGACCGGGGTAAACCCGCGCGCGCGAAAACTCGCGGTATCGGTCTGCTCGTTCAGCACATGCTGAATTGCCGCCCCCTCGATCCGCAGGCCGGTCCCGGGCTGCCCGCCGCCGGGATTGACGACGCCGTCGACGGTGCTCTGCAGCCACGGTTCGTAGACGTTGAGCCGGAAGGCCTTCAGCCGCGCGAACCCGAGCCGCGCGCAGCCGGGCCGGTGCGACGGGGAGACCGCGGCCATCAGAAGCGCACCCCGCTATGCCGCATTTCCGTGACCAGCTTGTTGGCGATGTCCTGCGCGTCGGTGGAATTGACGTTGACGTTGAGCGTGTTGGTCGTCTGCGTCGCCCCGCCCCGGCCCCAGGCCTCGGGCGGCGTCGGCGTCCGGTTCGCCCAGCTGACGCCGCCCCAGCCGCCGGGGACGCCGGTCTGCTGCAGCTGTTTGAAGTCGTAGCCGCCGAGGCCGATGCTGCCCGAGGTGGCTACGCCGGCGTCGGCATAGGCCTTGAGCAGCTGGGCGCCGGCAATCGCGGCGTCATACGCGGTGGCGTTCTGGCCGAGCGCGGCATTCAACTGCACGATCTGCTGGGTCGTCTGCGCGGTCTCCTGCGCGACCTGCCGGGTCGACGCGGCGTACCCCTGCCCGGCGCGCTCGCCGCGGTTCCAGGCGTCGGCCTGGCGCTGGGTCTCGGCCTCGTAGGCGGCGGCGGCCTGGGCGGCGGCGGTGGCCTGGCGCGTGATGTCGCCGACGATCTTGTCGGTCGCGATCGAGATCCGCTCGCCGACGCTGGCCCAGGCGGCGCCGAGCCCTGCGACGATCGGCGGCAAGCGCAGCGTGGCGGCGGCCTGCTGCTCGGTGGCCTGGGCGGCCTCCCGCTGCGCGGCGGCATGCGCCCGCACGTCGGTCATCGCCTCCCGCTGCGCGGCGCCATGCGCCCGCGTCGCCGTGACCGCCGCGGTCGTCGCGGTCGCCTGGGCCTGGACCGCCGCGGTCGTCGGGGGCAGCGCGGCGGCGTGGTCGCGCACGCCCGCCGCCGCCTGGGTCTGCGCCCCCGCCTGTTCCACCGTGGCCGTGCGCATCGCGGCCATTTTCTGCAGAAAGTCGACGGGGGTCGCCGAGCCCACGAAATCTTTATAGGTCTTGAGCAGCCCCTGGCTCATAATCTGCTCACCCGCGAGAATCATGGAACCCGCCGCTCCGACCGCCGCATTCTTGACCTTCGTGCCGAAGCGGCTCAGCGCATCGCCGGCCGCATCGATGGCTTTTACCTGGGCGGCGCTCGAGGCGACCACCTCCGCGCCCAGCGTTTTCCAGTCGGCGATCAGCGTCGGCATGATCTTCGCGCCCGCCCGCCCAAACAGGTCGTAGGCGATCTCGGCGCGCTTCGCCGGATCGGGGATCCCCGCGAAGCCTTCGGCGATCAGCTGCAACATCGTGAAGGGATCGGCCGCGCGCAGATCCTCGACGCTCAGCCCGAGCGCCGAGACCGCCTCCGCGACTTTCTTGTCCCCGAGGGTCGCCTGCAGCTTGCTCGCCGCGCTCGTCAGTTCGTCGAGGGTATTGCCCGACTGCTCAGCGATGTAGGACAACCGCTGCACGTCCTCGATCGTGATCCCGGTCTGATCGCTGACCTTGACGAGCTGGTCGGCGGTGTCGAGCAGCGACTTGCCAAACCCAATCACGGCGTCGACGCTGAAGGCGATCCCGAAGGCGCCGGCCATCCCCTTGACCGTGTTCCAGACGGACGTCGCTGAGACGTGGATGTCCTGCAGGCCCTGGTTGGTCTGGGACAGCGACTGCGTCAATTTGCCGGTCGAGGCGCGGTCGCCCATCGCCGTCAGCGCCTGTTCGGTCTGGCCGGCCTGGGTCTGGATCGCTTCCAGCCCCCGGTCGGCTTTCTGGCACTCCCCGACAAACTCGGAGAAGTCGGCGGCGATGGTGCTGCTCAGCGCCATCGGGCGGCCTCACGCGGGGCGTGGGTCAGCTCGTCGACCAGGATGCGATAGACCACTTCGGGCAGCTCCTGCAGCTCGCGGTAGGACAGGCCGCCGCCGGTCAGGCGACAGACGGCCAGGTCGGCGGCGACGAGGCGCCGATAGAGGCCGTTTTTTTTAGCGTCGCGTCCTCGGCGGCGACGCGGGTTTCGTGCGCTTCGATCGCGCGCTTGATCGCGAGGAACGACGCCTGATCCAGGTTGCGGATCAGATCACTCGTCTCGTCGTCGCTCAGGCCCCGCAGCGTCGGCTCGGCGCTCCAGTCGACGAGATAGGCCAGCACCAGCGCGTCCCCGGTCGCGAGATAGTCGACCCCGGGCGAGCCGTCGGGCTTCTCGCGATACGTGCGCGCAAACATGGCGGTGTACTCGCCGTGCGACAGCCGCGCCTTGACGGTGAGGGTGTCGCCGCCCTCGAGCGTCAGCGTTTTCGTCTCCGGGGTCACGAAGCGAATCATGGTTATCGGCCTTCTGGCGGCCCGAGTGCCGCCGTGAGCACGGAGCCGGCCATGCGGACCGTGTTGGGGAGGACCGGGAACGTCCACAGCCCGCGCGGCGTGGAGGTGCGCGGCGCCGTGAAGATCAACGGGACTTGCTTGATGCGGTACTGGTCGACCGTTGCGAGGCGCGCGCGCAGATACCACGCGCGCGCCTCGTCGCGGCTCACGGTGAACGCGCGCAGGTCGGCGGCGGGGCGATACCCCCACGACAGCGACCCCTGCCGGCCCGTGAGCGCGACGGTGCGAAACATCTACCCCGCCGTCGGCAGCGTCCACGGCCCGGCCGCCATGAACTTCCCGGACAGTTCCGGCGCGCCCTCGACGTCGGTGTTGATCTCGGCGTCGAGATAGGCCTTGCCTTCGAAGGCGAAGGCCGCCGCCGGCGTCCCGCCGTCCAGGTCGGTGGAATCCGGGATCAGGACCAGGAGGCCCGGCGTCGTCGCCTGCGTCGCCTCGATGACCGTCAGATCCTCCGAGTTCCAGAACCCGGCGAACGTGCCCGACACGTCGCGCATGCCCGGGATATAGACCTTGTTCTGGTCCTGGAAACAGGTGACGTTGATCTGCTCGGTGGCGAGCGACAGCTGCCAGCTCTTGATCGACAGGAGCGCGACGGCGGTCGCCCCGCCGGCCCCGGTCGGGTCGTACTTCACTAATCCGTTTCGGCCTGCGCGAATCATGTGGGCACTCCTGTCGGGGTGGCGAGCACGCGATAGCGCCCGCCGTGGTGTTGCCAGCGAATCGTCGGATCGACGTCGTCGACTTCGGTGCCGCGCACGCGCTCGACGCGCGCGATCGTCAGGCAGCCGTAGCCCGTGATCGTCAGCGGCTGGTCCTCGAGCAGCACGTCGATCCGCGCCGCGGCGCTGATCGCCGCCGACGGCGACGACCCCAGCGTGACGGCTTTCACCAGGTACTGCAGATCCTCGGTCGCCCGTCCTGGTCCGGTCGCGTGCATCTGGCCGGCGTCGTGCGCGCTCTCGAGCACCAGCAGGCAGAACGCGGTCTTGCCCTGCCCGGCCTCGTCCCACCAGACGCCGCCCGGCAGGAGCCCGGCCAGGGTCGCGTCCCCCTGCAGCCGCGTCGCCAGCGCCCGATCGATCTCGACGCTGCTCGACATCTCAGGCCGCCCGCCCGTGCACCGTGACGCCGAAGCCTTCCAACATCGCCGCGACGTCCTCGTAAAACTGCCGACGCATGCGGATCATGATCGGGATGAGCGTCGGCTTGGCCGGCATGGTGCCGCGGTTGGCGCCCCATTTCGTATGCCGCGCCTGGGTGCCCTGCTCGTACCACTTGGCGTAGTAGACCGTATTGACCACGCGCGCGACCGCGGCCGTCCACGGGTGCGGCACTTGCACCACCTTGAGCCCCGCGGCCAGGTCGCCGGTCCGCGTCGCGTAGGCCGCACCGATGGCGCTCACGGCCTCCTCGGCGAGGCGCGTCGCGTGCTTCTGCGCCTGCACCGCGACGTGTTGCGGCAGTTCCTGGAACTGCCGCCGGGTATCGAGGAACCCGTCGAGATAAATCCGGACCGCCTTCGCCATTACTGTTGCAGCTCCTCGGCGACGATCACCAGGTCGCGCCGCGCCTCGTCGGGATTCCGCACGCTGGTGATCTGGAACGTGCGCAAGCCCTTTTCCGGGTCGTCGTACTGAATCCGCGCCGCCGTCGTCACCCCCGGGTGATACGCCAGCTCGATCAGGTGCGACGCGGTCGTAATCACCGTCCCTGACGCGGCGCGCTCGAGGTCGCGCGCGGTCGCCGGGTTGATATAGGCATACGCCGTCGGCGGGTCGAGCGGCGCCCAGCCTTCGACAAACCCGCCGTCGGGATCCGGCACCGCCACGCCCGGCCCGTCGAGCGTCACGAACTTGTCGCGCTGCCCGGTACTCATGCCTGCACCGGGTCACAGAAGCGCCGCAGGAGCGACACCACCACCGGCGGCGCGTCCTGGATGTCGACGGCTGGCGTCGCCCCGTCGAGGTCGTCGCCGCGGAAGCGCCAGTACGATCCGAGCAGGATCAGGATCGCCGCCTGCGCGTCGGGCGGCGTCGTCGTCGCATCGAGCCAGGCGTCGACCACGCTCAGCCCGAAGGCGCTGCGCCCCACATACCGCCGCACGAACTCGACCGCCGCATCGACCTTGAGCTGCAGATCGGCGTCGCTCGGGTGGCCGTCGGGCGTCGTCAGGCGCAGATGGCCCTTGGCCTGCGCGAGCGTCACCAGCGGCAGCGTCGCCATTACCCCTGCCCGCGCTTCACCTGCAGCGTCCACCCGTCGCCGCCGCCGCCGGGCTTGCTGCGCGTCGTCGCGTGACAGGCCCAGAGCGCGCCGGCGTGCGTCACCTGGTCGCCGGCGCTATAGACGCGTGCGTCGTCGTAGACGCCGCAGTACCGGGGACTGGTGAGCCGGATCGTGCCCAGCGTTTTCGTCTGCAGGCCGCGGCGGACCCCGAGCGTGATGATCCGCTCATCGTCGGGATCCTGGCTGACGGTCAGCTCGTCGAGGCTGACGCCGTCCGCACCCGCCGGCCCTGGAGGTCCTGGCACCGGCGGGCGCGCCTCAGAGACGGCGAGCCGCTCCCTCAGGGATCCCAGCACGGGTTCGATCGCGGCGAGTTTCTCGGTATGCACCTCGAGCCGCGCGAGCACGGGCGCGAGCGCCGCCTTCAGCGCCAGCGCCAGCACGCTGCTCGTCGGCTGCGGATCGTCAGGCATGGAAGTACTCCGTCAGAAACGCCTGCGCGAACGCCTCGTCGTCGGCCTCGTCGTCGTCGTCGACCGCTGGCGGCGGCGGGGCCGGCTGCGCAAACGGCTTCAGCGCGTCACGCTCGGCGAGCGCCGCGAGCGAGAACATTTGCTGTTGCATGTAGGGCGTGTCCCCGCCCTTCACCGATCCGATCCCGAAATACTTCTTGCGCGACTCGTCGGGCGACAGGACGCCGCCGGCGACGCCCTGCTGCGCGGCGTCGGTCTTGGCTTTCGTGTCGAGCCAGATCAGATCGTCGATATCGAACTCGGTCCCGTAGGTGTGGCCGGCGACCTCGAGCAGCCCGAGCCCGTCGTCGAGCGCGTTTTCGAAGGCGATGATCAGCGACTGCAGGCACTGGCTGTAGTACTGCTGCACCAGCGGCTCGGAGTTGGCGTAGGGCGGCTGATGGCTCGAATCGACGAGCGCGGCCGGCACGTGGTAGCAGGAGCACACCGTCTCGACGGTCCACTTCAACTGTTCGATGAGCTGCGCATCGGCGGCATTCACGCTCATCGCTTCGTACTTGAGCCCGTCGCCCAGGACCGCGACCTTGCCGACATTCGCGCCGGTGTAGTTCTGATCCCAGTAGTCCTTGAGCCGGCGCGCCGTGTCTTCGGTGATCGACCCCGGCGCCGTGAGCACGCCGCCGGGATTGCTGCCGCTCGCGAAAAACGTCGTCGAGTTCTCCTGAATCTTCAGCCCCTGGAGCGCGACCGAGCCGCAGGCATAGATCGGCGACACGCCAACCAGCGGATGAAACAAAGGCACCATCAAGTCGTGAATGAGTTCCCGCGCGGGGACGGCGGGCTTGGTCGCGTCGATCTCGGTGACGCCGGCGAGGTCATTGCGGCCGAGCGCATACCAGACCGAGCCGTCGGGCGCGACGAGCGGCGTCACCTGCGTGGGGTCGAGCACGTAGAGCGCCACCACGACGCGGCGCTCGTCGCGCTGCTTGAGCACGTAGGCGTTCCCGTGCACCAGCTTCGAGACGATCCACTGCTCGGCAAACTTGTTCCAGGTCTGGTAGCGATTCGGCTTCCGCAGCACGGGACTGAAGGCGGGCACGTGCACTTCGGTCCAAATCCCATCGGCGTCCTGCTCGACGAGCGCGATGCGGAGCTTGCCGATATCCGACGCAATGAGCGTGGTACAGGCGAAGACCGCCGCATAGGAGAGCGCCGTCTGCCCGGTCACTTCGGCGTTCTGCTGCCAGGCGCCGGTGTAGGGCTCGCGGATCAGCGGGTACCAGCCGCCCCGGGACACGGGCACCGCCGTAGCGGCGGCCCGTGTCCGTGACAGCTCGATCCCGAACAGTTTCACAGCGTCAGACCGTGTAGGCCGCGTCGGTGAGGTAGTAGACGGCCGCCGTCCGCGCGCGTTGCCAGTTGATCATCCGCTCGGCGCGCAGCCCGACCAAGTTGTCCTGCCACAACGACCGGAACACGGTCGTCGCATCGGGCGCGGCGGGCGCATCGTTCATCTGCA